TTCGCATAATGCACACTTCGGGACCGCCCGTTGGCGGGATCGATCCGCCAGCAGTGATGTAACTCGCCTGGGACGGAATCGAGAGGCATGCGATCAGGACCGCAATCGCCGAGCCTGCAATCTTCCGCCAGAAGGTCATCTCGCGCTTCGTGCTGGCCGACTCTGCACGATGTGCTGCAACGTATTTCCGAGCGTTCCAGCCCAGCAATTCGCAGCACGCAATAACAGCGTCGTCATCCATCTTCCGTGTCCCGCGAACGTAGTTATTCAAGCGAGACAGGCTCATCCCTGTGGCCTCTGCGATAGCTGTTTGTGAATCGCCGAACCGTCCACGAAGTGCTGCGAGTAGCGTTTCTTGGGTTTTCATCTCAACACCTGTTGACAGCGGCTAAACGGCCGTGTAGAAAGGCTGCGCGCTCAACGCCTGTTGAGCAAGCGTCTGCCCCGGCTCGGGGCGCGCGGTCGGGGCCGACTCCCCACGGTCACATCTACGGATGGAGCCGTCCGCGTCCGGGCCGGGGTCTTTCTCAAAGCCGGGGAGGGCAGGGGATGAAACATCTGAGCATCATGGTTGCGGCGTTCCTGCTCGGCATTGCGTTCTTCGGGTTCATAGCGTGGGTGACCGCATGAGCCGCATCACCGACACCGAACGCGGCGCACGCTACGCCTTGGAAATCTCCGCCGGCATGGTCGTTGCCGGCGACCTCTTCGATAACGATCCCGATCTCTGGGCGAGCATCTACCTCGCGTCGCTGGAAACAGTACGCGAAGAACAGTTTTGCCGCGCGGTGATGGGGGAGGGCGATGCCAAGTGATGCGCCTTCGCACCTGCACGGATTGTGGGTGGACGTCGATGCGGATGCACGACCGCTGCCCGATGTGTCATCTGCACGGGATCGCATCGCAGACGCATATGCCGGAATGCTCGGTGGATTCAACGCTCACTGGTTCCTCACCCTCACGTTTCGACCGAAGCACGAATCCGCATCCGGCGGCATTCATCCAGAAAAAGCGGACAAGGCATTCCGCGTCCTCCTCTCCAAAGTCAACCGCCACATCTACGGGCCGCGCTGGCATAAGCGCCCCGATGGAGGCATCGCCTGGGCGAGAGGACAGGAGTTCCACAAGTCAGGGCGAATTCACTTTCACGCCATCGCGTCCGCGCCAACAGCCGACCTCAATACGCTCGCCCGACGCATGGACTGGGTTGACTGGTGGTGGCGAGAGTTCGGCATCGCACGGATCGAAAAACCGCTCTCGCGCGAGGACGTAGCGCGATACGTCAGCAAATACGTCATGAAGGACGGAGAAATCGATTTCTCTCCGAACTTCGGCCGGTACGTCCCACCGGCGCTCGATTTCAGGGACGCGGCTCCGTCGAAGCCGACCAGGTACACCTCGACACCTTCGGCCGTTGCTAAGCACGCTGAGGGTTCGATCAACGGGCTCCGCGAGGATTCCCGTTGCTTGACCCTACAGAAGCGTCTAGCGCCAGCCTACTTCCAACTTCCAGACCATGAGGAAACATCACAATGAAAGTCACCATCTCCAGCGCGAAAGTCGATGAAAAGCAGTGGGCGAAGAACGATCGCTCCGGCGTGATCCGCACGCAGGTTGCCATGTTCGAAACCCGGCGTTGGCGCAAGGAAGGTCGTCTCGACCTCGGCAAGAACGAACCTTTCGCCGTTGGCGAGTACACGGTGGACGCGGAAGAAATCATCGATATCGCTGACTTCGGCGACCTCAAGGTCGCGCGCCGTTTGCCGTTGGTTCCTGCGGCGAAAGTTCGCGCCGCGTGACCACGCAAGTTCTCGCATGCCTGGACGACCCGCCTCCCACGGGGGGCGGGCCGTGCACGAATTCGGCATGGATCGAACAGCCTTCGTTCCTGCCGCCGCTTTCAGTCGATGACGCGCAGACCATCGCTTACGACTTCCTCGCTGCCTTGTGCGCGGTGATGGTGGTGAAGCTCATCGGCAAAAAGACCCAGTAAGCCTCGCATTTCGCAGGGGCAGGGTAGAAGGAGAGAGAAGTGAAGACCATGAAGAAGATCGGCGTCGCCTTGCTGGCGCTTTCCCCCGGCCTCGCGTTCGCGGCGGCTCCCGATGTCACCACGATCACCACCGCCATCACCGACGGCCAGACGGCCGCCGTGACGGTCGCCCTGGCATTCGGCGTCGCGGTGTGGGCCATCAAGGCGCTCAAGCTGATCCGCCGCGGCTAATCCACCGGGGCGAGTCGGCGCCCCATACTTCGGGAAACCATCATGGCAATTGACGTTTTGACCGCCGAAGGCGTTGAGTAATGGACGGCTGGCTTGTGCTGCTCCTGCTCACCGCGCTCTTCTGGCTCGCCGTGCGGGGATGGGATGACTACTGAATGGTTCGCGCGCGTGTTCGCTTCCGCGCTAATTCGTCGCTCTGCCTACGTACTGTTCGCGTGCATTTCCATGTACGCCTGCCAAGCGCGTGCGGATACTCACCCTTACAGGGATGAGGCATATATCCATTGCACTTCAACCGCCCCGGACGATGTTGCTGCAGGGTACGCTTCGTGGCAGGCCGCCAACGCTTCCAAGCCGGGACAAGCCTTGGACACGCCTGGCTATTGCGCCAAGCCTAGTGGCATGAACGCCTATCAGGAAAGAGGTCGCTGGCATTGGACGAACGGATCGACTCCGGTCTATACCACTTACGAATCTAGTCACCTCGTTTACCACAACTGGACGACGGAATGCCCTGTTGGCAAAAGCTGGGACGACGCTACAAAAAGATGCCGTTCTCCCTGCGACCCCACCGACTCGCCTCTCGGTCGCACTACGCTCGCTGTTCCGCCTGGCACACCTGAAAACCCGTATCTCAATGCACCTTACCAAGCGTGTTCCGGTGGATGCTCTTATGAGGGTTCCATTGACGATGCAACTCACAACGCTATCGACGGCCAGCTCTACATTACCTACAAAACCATGACGCCTACCGGCGAGGCTTGCTCTGTCGGCACACCATCCCCAACGGAACCGCCAACCGACACCGATGGCGACGGCGTTAGCGATGGCGAAGACGGCGCTCCTAACAATCCGGGCAGCACGGGTGGCGGTGGCGGCGACGACGGCGACGGAGACGGCAATCCAGACGGCCCCGACGGTGACGGTGACGGCAGTCCAGACTGCGGCATTGCCGGAAAGCCAGCGTGCACCGACACCGATAAGAATTCCAACCAGTCCAGCGGAGGCGGTGATTGTGGTTCACCGCCTACCTCCAACGGTGATCAGATCCTTGCGCAAATTGCGTTCCAGACCTGGGCGACGCGATGCGCTATTACCGGAAGCGCAAATGGCAATCCGAACCCGAATGGGTCGAATGGCGAAAGTATCGACCTCTCGGGCACGAATTCGAGGCTCGACACCATTCACGGTGATCTGACCTCGACCGACGGCACGGGTGACCTGGACGAAGGCGACACGACACACGAAACCAGTCCCGGTTCACTCTTCGACGATGAGCCGATCGACACCGAACTTGACCAGTCCGGCTTCGGTCTGTCGCGCGGTTGCCCCTCGCCTCCTACCTTCACCGTTGCCGGTATGACCCGCACGATAGATACCTCGTACATGTGCGACCTCGGCGACATCATCGGCGCTCTCGTCATCCTCGCCGGCCTCGCGCAAGCTGCGTGGATATTCGGAGGCAATCGCTAATGTGGGCGCTGCTCCTTGAGTTCATCGGCCCGCTGTGGGCCGCCTGTTCGCGCTTGATCTTCTCGCGCGCCGGCATGTGGGTTGTGTCCACGTTGGTGTTCCTCGGCATCGGCTTCGGAACGCAGCAGTACGCGCTGCCTGCCGTCACTGGCTATTTCCAGCAGGGATTCGGCGGTCTTCCTGCGAACGCTGCGGCGTGGGTCGGTTACTTCCGCATCGACGTTTACTGCAGCATCATCGTCAGCGCCTACGCCGCTGCTTTCGCCAAGCGTCTCATTCTCAAGCGCATCACGGGGACGACATGATCGGCGACACCACTGTCCTCATCACTGGTCGGCGCGGCAACGGCAAGTCGCTGAAAGCTGTCGGACTCATGAAGCAGGAAATCGCCGAAGGTCGTTTGGTCTTCGCTTCCAACTTCAACGGGCTACGGGTTCCCGGTGTCCAGGTCCTTGAGAACCCTCGTGAATGGGAAAGCCTGCCTCCCGGCTCCATCCTGTTCGTTGACGAAGCGCAACGGTACTGGCGCTCTCGACGCTCTGGCGATCCGCCGCTCGAAGTCCAGGCGATGGAAACGCAGCGCCATCTCGGCATCACCATTGTTCTGCTCACGCAGCAACCGACTTACCTCGACAAACACGTGCGCGGTTTGGTGGACGTTCACCACCATCTCATTCTGGAAGTTGGCGGCAAGGCGTCCCGCATGTGGACATGGAAGGGCTGTAGGGAGAATCCGGACGACGCAGCCACCCGCGACGAAGCCGACCAGTCGGTGTTCCTCTTTCCGAAGGACGACTTCAAAGACTACGACAGCGCCGAAGTCCACACCATCAAGGCGAAGGTGCCACGCAAGCTCAAACTGGTTATCGCCGCCGGCATCGCGGTCGTCGCAATGTTCGCCTTCGCCATCAACCACGTGAAATCACTCAAGGGCAGCAAAGACGATCCGGTCGCTACCTTGTCGGGTGTGCCTGCCGTAGGCGGCACACCCGATGACTCGACCGATTCCCAGCCTGGCACCTTCAAGAAAAAAAACCCGCCATTGACGCCGGCCGAATACGTCAACCAATTCCGGCCACGGTTTCAGGAAATGCCGTTCTCCGCGCCGGCATGGGATGACCGCAAGGTCGCTTCCGACCCGCAAATCTTCTGCATGATTTCGGGGCAGGGCACGGATGCCAACGGCGACCAGGGCGGTGGTAACTGCCGCTGCATGACCGAGCAGGGCACGCGCTACGCCATGACCCCCGGTGCTTGTCGTGCCTACGTGGAGCGTGGCGGAGCCTACAACCCCTACAAGGCACCGCAGGAGTTCCGTGATCCGGCGGATCAGGTGGCCTCGCAAGAGGCCACGGAGTCGCCTTCGCTTTCCGGCGGGAACGGTCAACCGTTCGGCACGCTTGCCGCCTACGGCACGCTCGACGCGAAGTAGGACATTCCACTGCAGACCAGCTTTCCGGTGTTAGGATTTCCTACAGGGGGAAGCCATGCAACGGATGCTATTGATCGTCGCGCTATTCTTTGCGTCGAGTCTGCACGCGCAGACGTACACGCTCCTGCAGAAATGCCGTGCTGCTAATGGGTCGGTTAGGTTTACCAATACCGGCTGCAAGGCGAACGAAGAGACGCTTGACATCCGCGCTTATTACAACGGCCCGGAGCGCGACTATAGCCGGCAGCAAGCGCAGGAACGCGCGGAGATGGATCGGCGCTACCGTGAGTTCCGGCAGGCGCAAAGCGCGCCTCGCTACGATCCACCGGCTCAGCCGACCGAGCGCGATAAGCAGAAGGCGCGGTGCGCGGAGGCTCGTCGCCGCGCCACTGACGCTCGCGGCAAGGGCTATAACAATTCCACGCTCGTCATGCTGGACAAGCAGGTGGTCGACGCTTGCTTTGGGCTCTAAGCCGCGCCCTCGAATCTCTCGCGCTCCGGGAGCCTGGCGATCGGGGGTGTTTCACGCGATCGTTGGGACTGGCGGCGGTGCCTCTCGGTGAACACGATTCCGCGTAGCCGCTCCGGCAGCAGCCTGTCGCCGTCCGGGCTCACCAACCACCGGCCAGCGAGCCGCCAGCCGCGCCACGGGCCGTACAGGGCGGTTTGGTTGTAGATCACGCGGTCGTAGTGCTCTGCGGTCGATTCACGCAGGCAGTGAAGACACTTCGGCATCGCGGCTCCCCTAAGCGGCAACGGAAAAGATCCCGGATTCGGCCGGAATTGGGCGGCTCAGGGCATGGGACAACGCCGCGCCAAGGTCTAGGAAAGTTCCGACCAGCCATCGGCTCACCCTCCGCAGAGTTCGCATAATGCACA